GACTGAGGGGGTTGTGCTCGTGCCCGTGGCAATCGTGGCACTTACATCGAGAGCGCCAACCCCAGGAATATCGACAACGTAAATGTCAACTGCGCCACTGACAGCGTTAGTAGTAATCGTAACGGTGTCAGATGTGGTGAGGGCTGCCGTGGCCCCGCCGCCTGAACCGCCTGTCGCCCCCTGGGACAGGTAGGAATACAGGGTAGGTAGGGTGGTGGTGAAAGACTTATTAAGGGTATAAACGTTACCCTGGCTGTCTGCACAAGCACTGGGAATACAGGTGGTGTTGTTAACAGCAACAATAACACCGAGTGTGTCACCTGAGGCTGTCGCATTTGCGATGGTGACAGTTCGGGTTGAACTTGAACTCGAAACAAGGCCAGCGACAGCCTTAAATGGATTAGCCATTGTCGCCTGCTATGCTGCGGGCGGTGACTAATGTAAGCATGAGTCACCGCCCGACAGTCAGATAACAATAACCCCCAGTACTGAGATCACTCAGAGTACTCGATCTCACCAGAGAACGTGGTAGCCGTTCCTGCTGATGAGGCGGTGATGTAAAGGGCCACCTGGGTTGACGCAGGGACATTGATTTCAAAACCAGGCGTGAACCATTCACCCCAGTTAGCTCCAGCAGTGAACGGAAGCTCCTGGCTCCACAGGAAGGTGGAAAGGACCAGGGAGGCCAGCGCGGCAGCAGAAGTACCACCAGCAGTCTTCCAGGTCGTCTGGGAGGCTAATGAGGAACCCCCGGACAGCAGCCTGGCAGAAGCAGTCTGGCCACCAGTAACAGTGGTCGTGGCAATGTTAAGGCTGGCAATAATGGTAGCGTTAGACGGGAAGCTGGCAGCACCCACGACACCCACGCGGACGGCAGAGATGTTCATGTCGTTCGTGGATAAGGTGGTACCGCAAAGAATGGCAGTGGGAGTTGTCGTGGTAACAGTTGCGCCCGTTGCCAGGGGGGTGGAGGTGTCGAATACTGACACCTTGTAGTAACGACCAACAGCCATTTAGATCACTCTTCCCACTCGATAGCCATGGTGTACAGGTGCGCAGTGGGAAGTGCATTGCCGACGTTAATGAATGCCAGGCCGTTACCAGAACCCTGGAGTAGTAGTTCCTCTAGGAGTTCCCACGGAAGGTCCACACCTGACTGGGTGTTAAACGAAACTTCGTAGAAATACGGAGCGGTCCAGGTAGCAGTAGGCACAGCAGACCAGGCCACGTCAACTGAGGCGTTAGATGCCGCAGAGTTCGGGTCCAGCTTGGCTGGTGTCTGGGCAGTGGACTGGGTACCACGGGCAGTGGTCCGGACGGTGGCCACAGTGACCTGCTGGGAAGTAGGAGCACCAGTACCCGCGCGGACACCTAATGTCACCCTGCGGATCTTGGCCGTGGCAGCAGCGGTCAGTACCAGGTTAGCGAATAAAGAGTTCGCCGTGCCACCGGAAGGCGCAGTAGCCACCAGGGCCGTTGACGACTCAACTGTAGAAGCGAAACGAGCCATGGAGGTTCGCCTTTCCTATAATTACTTGACTAATGGCTATTGTATCAGCCATTAGTGTCAAGATCTATTTGAAGATTGAAGCCGTCGTTATTCAGCGGCGGGCTATTGGTAGCTGTCCTCTGGAACCACAATGCCACTACATATCCTGGGGGGATAGTTCCCAGGGCAATCCCCCCTGCGCTGTTAGACGAGGGGGGAACGTATGTGCCCACGTTAATAGGCGCAGTAGTCGAGCTGACAATGGATGTGGCCTGGGCAATGGTGCTGTTCTTAACTGTGACCCCGATATTGTCCAGTGCCATGGTCACGTTAGCCCCGCCTGCTACAACATTCTGGGTGGGCATCCATGCCACGGCGTTTAACATTGAGTTGCCGGACGAGGTATTGTTCAGCACGAAAACGCACTGGTAATCTACCTGGTCCGCAGTATTCTGCACACCGTTAATATCAGTAAATACATTGTCGGTGAAGTTACCGATAACCGTAGTCGCGCAGTACTTCCCCAGGGAGTTCCCAGGTGTTCCTGTCTGCTGGAAACCCGCTGAGGCAACAGGTGCGCTCAGCAGGTACACAATGTCAGAGGAAACGATCTGGGTCATGCCTGATCCAATACCAACTGGCCTGGGGAAATCTGGATTGACTGTGCTGCGTTAACCAGGACACCCTGGGCAATTACCCAGCTAGCCAGGAACAGCCCCGTGGTCCCGGCGGACCCTGTGACGAGGGCTACCCACTGGGTAGGCAGCGTCATGGTGGCGGTCATGGGGCCGAACGTGATCAGCCCCGTATTACTGGCGGTGCTGGGGTAAGTACCTGATGCCTGGGAGAAGACCACGGACTGCCGTGCGTACCCCGCTGTCTGAACCTCGGAGAAGCCAGCGTCCGAGAGGTTGACCACCCCTCCTGCCACGGGATCAGCCGTGAGCAGGGCCAGCCAGCGCTGCCCGTAAGTGGCAGTCCAGGCCAGGCCGTTCCATACATTGACGGAGTAACCAGAAGAAGAGTTCACCCAGGTCACGCCTGGGTACCATGTTGGCGCCGTACCCTGGACGAGAACCTGGGACTGTCCTGATAAATGATTCAGGCTGCCCATGGCCTGATACTGTGAAACTTGGCCGCTCATTTAGCTGGTTCCCTTAGCTCTAATGCCATATGTAGCCCTTAGCGTCCAGGTGCTCGTATACGTCGCGGTCCATGGTGTAGGACTTTCCCTCTTCAAAACTCATGACCCGCAGCGGGCCGATAATGGGGGAAACACCATTCTCTGGGTCCCCCGGATCGGTGATGATCCTACCGTAAGTCATGTCCTCGATAGGGTAATTAACCCTGACACCATGTACCTTCGGGGACTTCACGACAACCTCAGGGGCGACATCTACTGGATTTGCCTCCAGTGTCATGTCGATTTCCTCGGAATCATGGAGCTGCTTCTCGGCATTAATCCGAGTCATCTCCAACTGATGAGCCTTTTCCTCATCAGACAATTCCTTCTGCTGCCGCTGCTGTAACTGCCCAGTGAAGTCCGCCGGGCGCTTGCTCGTGGTATTTCTCGGGGAATTAGTACGTGGTGGCATTGTTGACCCGTCTTTCTTGTTCGAGTAGTATTAAGTGAACCTGGCCAGCTAAAGAGGTACGATTTTCCAATCGGATACGCTGGCCAGGTTCTCTTGTCAGTTGGTAGAGCAGGTGATAACGGCCTGGTCAGTAATAAGGCCAAGACCCCAGATCGCGTACCACGCCAGCGCGTGCTCACGGCCGAAGTCCAGGATGCCGCCGTCACGCAGTTCCACGGGAAGTGAAATGGCGTGGCCGAAGGCGTTGTCGCCAATAACCAGGGCGTTGTAGTAAATCGCGCCGGAAGTACCAGACACGTAGTTGTTGGTAACCTGAGTGGTCTCGATGAATACCACGTCAGACAGGCGCCCGATCTCACCCAGCATGAAGTTGCCAGGAGCAGCGTACTTAGTAACCTCGATGAACTCGGGGTCATCACGGAGCTGACGGCTCTGGTGAGGGTGAATGAAGCAGACGTAGGTCTCGCCCAGCCTGGGCACGTTCTTGGTAGCCAGGGTCTCAACCGCGTCCTTAACCACGGCGGTGGTGAAGGAGTAAAGGCCCGTCAGGGTAGCGATTGAGGTAGCAGGAGTACCGTGGTCATACGGGCTCAGCGGGGTCCGGACGGCAGATGCCAGGGCGAACTTGTTGTAGCCGTACAGGACCGAAGACGCCTGGTACAGGGTGTCACGGGCTGAGCTGTCCAGGTACAGGGCCATGTTACGGCCAAGTAGCCGCGAACCGCTGGCCATCACGTCATCGAAGGACGCGTTCAACAGCAGTTCTGAGACCGCAATAGCGAAACCCTGCTCAGCCACAGTGATGTCGAACTGTGAGGCTGTCAGGGCGTTAGTGCTCATGCGCACACCTTCAACGAGCTGGCTGGCAGCTCCTAGGTTGTTGTAACGCATGAAGTGGATGGTAAGACCAGGCTGAACACCGAGTTCCGTCTTCTTAACAGCGAACTGCTCGAAGCGGAGAATCGGCATTGACTGGAATAGAATTTCTTTTGACCAAATGGTCTGGACCGCTGGGGTTAAAGCAGTATTGGCACCCGAGTAAACGGTCGGTGCGGCAGATAAGAATGGACTGCCTGTGATAGCTGACATACCGTCTAGCCTTTCGTTATGTAATATTGGGCCGAGTTATGCTCAGCCATACAAGCCCACATTGCTGCCCGCACCGTCTACCCCGATTTGCCGGCGGAACTTCTCATACTCAGGCATCGACATCTTCTCGATGTCTTCCTTTGAATAAGTCCGCTGCTGCCCCGAAATGTTGTCCAGCGGCCCACCAGAGGGCGGCGCACCAGTAAGGGAGACTCCTGGAAGTGCAGCCTGACGCTGCTGCTGGCCTTCCCTTACACCTTTAAGTATACTATCCGTCTTGGCACGGAGTTTAACGATGCTTGCTTCTACTTCTTGCTCAGTATTACCATTAATGAACTCGATAAGCTCATCACCGATCTTACCCTGAGCCATTTCCTCAGCCGCGCGGCGCTGAATGTAATTCTGGAGGGCCATGAACTCGCGTTCCTTGGCGAGCATAGCCTCGTGCGTGGCCTGCTGCTGCTTTACCTGCTCAAGCTGCGCTTGCCATTCCTTTTCCTTCTCGGCAATCAGCGTCTTGGCATCCATCTCTGATTCACGCTGCCGCTGCAATTCTGCTTCCGCTTCCGCGCGGCGGCGAGCTTCCTCAGCAATACGTGTGTCACGGTCTGTCTGGAGCTGCTTTAATTCATCTTCCAGCGTCCGGAAACGCTCATCCGTCCTCGTGATCCGGCCGTAGAGCTTGTCACGCTCCTCACGCCGCGCCTTTTCCAGGTCTTCCACAGTGAAGAACTGATTCGGTGAGGTAGGAGGAGGACTGTACTGAGTCGGCGGCTGCGGAGGGGTCTGAGTCTGCTGCTCCGGAGGTAACGGTTCGCCCATTTGTTTAATGCCTTTCTAGTTATCCGAGTAAGCCACGAATATTAACGGATGAATCATACATTTGACATCATAGCATTTAAGGACTAGAATGTGGGTGGCTGGCCAGTCACACTCGATGCGTACCACCCCATGATGGTGGGACAACGAACTAGTCCACTGGTCAGCCATTCTGCGCGTCAGGGTCACGGCGCTGCGGCAGCTTAGTGCCATATGCCTGGGTTACCAGCTCAGCCATCATGTTCTGACCCTGTGCCCCGATAATTGAGCTGATATCCCCCAGGCCAGGAAGCTGGACCTGCGGAACTTGCGGTCCAGGCGTGGTTGAAGCCGAGGGACTAGTCTTCTTTGTGGTTTTGGTTCCCGTGGCCGTGGTCGTGGTGGATTCCGTGGTGGGTGAAGGCTCTGGCACGGGCTCCACGCCCTCAGGGATAACGCCAGTCATCTGCATGATGGCCGCAGAGATATGACTCCTGATGATTTCCATGGCGCCCGCCTGCTTGGCGTCCACGATCAGTTCCTCGAACAGCTCTTCCAGCTTCTCGTCCGGGAACTCCTCGTTAAGGTCGCGCAGTGCGCCCTTCTTGGATTCCAGCCCCATGGTGAGCTTGAGCTGGATTTCCTGTAGCTTAATCAGGATATCCACGGGCAGTGGCGGTGGCCAGATGCAGTCAATGTTGTAGACCGCAGGGTCATTCGGGTCCAGCATCGGCGCCTGATCAGGCTGCATGATGCCGTCAGTATTGGGGTCGTACATGGCTGTCTCAGGCTCATGGGTGAACAGCACCATGAGCGCCAGCTTATTGACCTGCCTTAGCCCCGTCCCATACTGGGTCTTCTTTAGCTCATACCGCATGGTCGTGGGGAGGAACTGGATAGACAGGGCCACGCCGGACGTATTGGAAATAGGCTGGGCCATTCCCAGGGCAGACTCAGGAACACCTGTCATCTCGTGCATGGCTGTCTTGATCTTGTCCAGGTACAGCAATGCATTAGGCAGGCCCTCTTCCCCGCCTTCAAGGTTGTAGACCTTAGCATCCTTGGACTGGAGAGCCCAGACTTTCTTGGCTCCCTTTTCCAGGTTGTTAGGCTTTCCCCCAGTAATGATGGTGACAGGAGCAGTGTGGTAGTTAATGATGTCACTGATCTCCGTGGCCTTCTCGTTGTACTCCCTGTTCAGCGGGATGACATCGATGATGTCCGAGAGGCCCCACGGCGAGGCGGATGCGATCTGGTTGGCGATATGAACGACGGGGATGGTCCCCAGCGGATTAGGCCGCTCGTCAATAAGCTCGTCGTTAACGAATTCCTGGATCGTGTCATCAGTAATAATCTCGACATAAGTGTAAACCTGACGTGTTCCTTCTAAACTAGTACCCCAGAAACGATACTTCAACTTGAATCGCAGGAGCCTGTTCTTAGCGTGCGGGTGCCATTCAGGGAAAGCGAATGATGGATTAATAGGCAGGATGCATACCCTGCCTGGCTGGGGCTTCCCCACGGCGTTGACGAATGGTGGCTCATAGGCCACCTTGATGAAAGCATCCCCGCTGACGGAACCCATGTTCCCTATTTCCCAGAGGAGCTGCTCTTTGTTATTGTCCACCGTCCAGATACGGTCAAGCAATGCGGGGACAATGTGCTGGAACATCTTATCGCAAGAGAAGTAAACTCCCTTGGAGAAGGTGAAGTTAGTCAGGAAGTCAGATAGGGCCTTCACGTAATTAAAGACGAGCTGGGGCTCACCCATTTCCCGCCTGTAAGCCCAGTGATGTCCCAGGTAGAAGGCCCATGCCTGAGCATAACGTGCTAAACGAGGCCCGTGGACCTCGAACTCCTCGTCTGACAGCTCAACTAATCCCAGGGGAGAGATGGCAATGCTTATGTCTGAGCCTGCCGCCCGCATGGACGGGCTGATGAAGTCAATTGCCATTTAGCTCATGCCACCTTGAAAAGCTGCCCTGCGGCTGTGCTTTGCGGGGGCAGTAGACACCTCTGTGGACTGATTCCAGTCATGGTAATCATTATGCCAGGCTACAGCCCGCGCTACCTTGTCCTTGTCGTGGCGTTGCAGGCCGAGGAAGTGTGATTTCAATTCCTCGGCCCGCCCGCCGCGATGCTTTCCTGCCATTTACAACAGCACCCTCAGGATGACGAGGATAATAATAACGATAAGCAGAATCCACAGTAAGTCAAAAAGCATTTCAGCCTCCCGGACGTGGCATCGTCGGTGGGGTTGGCCTGATATTAGGCGGCCTCACCACGGGCATTTTCGGGGGTGATGGTCTGGGTGCTGGCATTTACCTGACCCTTGCCATTACTACGGGAGTACCCGCGATGGCGAAGACCAGGGCAATAACTACCAGGATAACTAGAATGGTGTGACTGAATGCGATAGCCCCGATAACCCTGAGCAGGATAATGAACAGGTCAAGAATCAGCAACCACGGGACTGCTACCATTGTCATCATCTCCAGCGATGCTATTCAAGAAGGCAAGGTATTCCCCGACTGACTGGAAATCCTTGCCTTCCTTTTTACGGGATTCACGCCGCCTTTCAGTGACGTTCTCTACTAACATATCAGCCATTTGGCGGTTTTTGTTAGAAATAACCCCTGGAATGCCACTCTCCCTGAAACGGGAATTGGCCCTGGCTACCTCATACGAAGTCAGGGGCTTGTCATAATCCTCAGGCTTGGGCAGGTGATCCCGCTTGCGCCTGTCGTTGAAGATGTCCATGTGGTACACTCTCCCCATGATGAACCTGACTGGGGGATACCCCCACACCGCCTGATGTGGCGTATCTGCGCCTGCCGCCGTCCTAATTGTGACTGCCGCGAGGCGTTCCACGGTAAGTATTCCGATTGCTTCGACTGCTGGAGTGGCTACCACTTCAAGCGTCAGCCTAAGAAGCAGAAAATCAACTGCCCGAAGTGCCAATCACGTCAACACGCACCTCATGGAACCCACGGCGGTGTATCCGCATAAGGCCGAAGTAGACTAGATGCTGTGTGCCCAGTACCAGCGAGGCACCGATGATGATGCCCGCTGATACTGGGACAGCAATCTCAGTCAGTGACCTCTGCCGGGTTATGACGCTCATACCGACCGCCATTACGCTCTACCTCTTCGTACAGGTAGTAGCCTGGGTTGCCCGCAGTCGTGCCCTGGGCGAACTCGCTTAGATATGTAGGTGCCTCTACCCATGAGGCAGATCCTACATGAGCGCGCTCGCGCATGGTCTCTTCTGGGTACTTCTCATAGACGTTCTCGTTGTGGTTGGGACGGCCTGGTGGGGTACGGTAACCCTGCATGGCTCCCATCACGAAGTTGTCCGGAGCGTCAGTGTCGGTGCCCAGACCTTCCTCGAAGCGTAAGGGGCCACGACCGCCACTGCGGTCAGGGGCAATGGTCCGCTCAAAGACATTGCTGACCCGCTCAGGGAACATGTCCTGGGGAGCAATAGTAGAGCGGTTGCCCTCGGTACCTGGCGTATTAGCCATTATCTTCCTCTTATCCTGCGCTTGGCGAGTAGGCCAACAGAAGGTTTACATTGACGGATATCGTTGGATACACCCAGATCTCCGTTGAACCTTCGGAGAAAAACTCCAGGACGGGTGGAAGATCCGCTACCACGACACCATTAGAATTTGTCACAGTGTCATCCGATCCAACATACCCATCAGAATTCAGGTAGTTGAGTCCGTAAACTCGCCAATACCCTTCTGTAAACGAGTAAAGGCTTTTAGCTGTGTCTGCTGTAAAATCAACAGTCACTAATGTAACTGACATTTTTCATCCCGCTGCCATGATTGTGAAAGGCATACTTGCCACTGTACTAATAAGACTGACAGAAGTTCCTGGATTAGTGGTACCACCCCAGAGCGACTGACCGTTGTAATCCATGTTAGCTGTGTAACCACTGCTGGCATTACCTTGGATTACCAATGCTGCTTGAGTCCATAGGGGAAGCATATTAGCTACTAGCACATCTTCTCCCGGACCTACCCACACGGATAGATCATCATTCCCCGTTTCCACAGCAGCATTGCCATCAGTCCTAGCCCAGAAACCAGTAGCACCTGAGGCGATGATGGTAATGTAATTCCACCTGGGGGATAACGTGAATGAGCTAGCCGTGTTGGCTGAGCCATTCGTGGTCCCCGTGTAGGAGAATAGGTTGGTCATGAGATTACCTCAGGCCCTAAGACCGCACCATAGCTTTACGCCCAGCCCAGTTAGGCCAGACAGGGTAAGTGAAGCAGGAAGAGTTGCCTGGACACCATAGTCAGCAGTGTCCGGCGCGGTAGCCACAGCCAGACCAGCATTAGCCATGGCAATGGCGCCGCCAGCACCACCTGCGGTAGCGGTGTAACCACTCAGGACAGGCTGGACGCTCCAGGTAATAGTGGTAAACACGTAGTAAATACCTGGGCTAACAATGGTACTGGCCGCAAAGGCAAGGGATGTCAGGCCCGTGTTCACGATAGAAGCGTGAGATTCAGCAGTAGCAGCTACCTGGACACCTGTTCCTGTGTACAGACCCGCGTAGAAGACAGTCGTGGTGCCTGTGGTGGTGAAGTAGAAGTCAATGTGACCTACTGGAGCCACCTGGGGGACAATCACACGGGTAAGCTGGCCGTGCGTGGTGGCCACGTGGTTAGTCGTGCCAATAGAATCCTGGGGGATCATTGACCAGGCGACATAGTTGTTCTGGCTGGGAGTCTGGTAACCAGGAGAACCTGGACCCGCGCCTGCCTCGATGTTAGTTGTTAATGTACCTATAGCCTGGCCTAGGTTCTGGTTTGTCCAACCAGGAACCAGCATAGAGCCGCCGTAGGCTTCTCCTGTAATAGCCATTAGTTGGCTCCTTCATCATTGTTAGGTGCTGGTAATTCAGGCTCAGCCACGGTGGCTTCCGGTGCTTCCACCTTGACGGGGGCTACTTCCTTGGGGGCCTGGTGCTCCACGGGATTGAACTTAACGTCATACCCCAGGTTCAGGGTTGACGTATTCAGCAAGGTCTGGCAGGTCCAGCCTAGTGGCAGGTAAGAGTAGTCACTATTACCCGAGTAAGCTCCGTTACTCGCCATCGCTTTCTACCTTCTCTTTCTCAGTCTCGGGCTCTTCCGCCTTAACAGGGGCCTTAGTGTCGTACCCGAGATTGAGATTGGCAGAAGACTGAACTAGCTGCTGGACAGTCCAGCTATTATTGATATTGCCTGCTTTGGAGTATGCTAAGTCTGGCATCAGTAACCACGATTCCACATTTTATTGGGCTCTACGGTCCCAGCAACAATAAGGGAATGGATATCTGGAGACGCGTTTGAATCAGCACCCGGTACCATTATGTCATAATTCTGGCCACCGTAGAAATACTCACTTACATGGTAGACCAGGGGAAGACCAGCATCAGTAGTGACATTAGGGTTATCCGTGGCTGCGAGGATAACGTCCAGGCCACCCTGGATAAGGTAGATCTTCCCGCTGTTCTGGTAGTTATACCCCCACCAGTCACCCTGGGGAATGATTCCTACTAAGCCTTTTGGAATTCTCCAGGTTCCCCCGGATTCAGTGATGGTGATATTGTCACTCTGCTCGAAGGTCAGGTACCCCGCGTAAGGGTTCGTGGCACCGTCATAATAGTTCCCCGTAACCCGCACGAATACCTGGTCAGCAGGGAATGGCGTGGTGGAGTACGGACTCGCGGGGGCGGGAAGGTACGCCGGGTTCTGGTTAGTCCAGCCATAGATATACCACGCGGGTAAGAGAGGCTGATTGGAGTAATCAGGACCCTGGAAAAGGTTAGTAGCCATATGTCTCATTATAGTTGACACGGCCAGGTACTTGCAGTATACTACGCGTCAGGCAGGCCCATGTGCAGCGCAGTTACCCCAGCAGAGATTCGCCTGCCTACCTAGGAACACCATGAAGATACTGTACTGGGCACACAAGCATTTCATCGCCTCGTGGGTGATAATAGGAATTCCATTCCTCACCATGTGCATCTGCGGGATGGTGTTTAATCTCAGGTGAGGCAGGCTAGATTAGGTTCGATTCCACTAGCCATGTCGGTGCGCCTGCCTCACCTGTAAAAGAAGTTGTCGTATTGTTCCATGCCGTCGTCCCCCTCGTCCTGGGTGAGAATGCAGGCGAGTGCGAGGGAATCCGGATAATCGTCGTGTGCCCCCGCGCGCTTGGGGGCCTCGGCTAGCATATAGGGGCCTGTGTATTTCAGCTCCAGCTCCCCCATCTCATGCAGGAAGCGCTTAATAACCTTCCTGTTCCTGACCTTAGCCCCGTAAGGGAAGGCCAGCATGGGAGGAGTCGAGTCAATCAGGTTGGACAGGTGCTTCCATCGCTTGGACTGCTGCTCCTGGGTGGAAGTGATCTCTACTATTTCCACGTGGGGCATAAGCAGCCTTAGCCTTTGGGCTACCACATCACCTAATCCCCCGATGTCAATGGCTACCTTCCAGATATTGTAATTGGCTAAGAACTCGGTGATCAGGAAGTACTGCTCTTCCCAGTCTCGTGCTTCGAGATCAAGCCAGTTGAGGATTCTATGGTGGTAGACACCGTAGGGATTGGGGTTATCCCAGTCAACGAAGACGACGGTAACGACGGTGCGATCCTGCTTCCTTCCGCAGTCAATTCCCACCACCACGGGGGTCTTGTTGTAGGCGTGGACGAGAGACTGCATTGACGTATCGCCCAGAGCTTTAATTCGCTCCTCAGTGGTGAACATTCCCTGGTCAAGCAGCCACATGCATCTGTAGGAGAGCTTGAACTCGTCATTGTCCTCGCCCAGGCGAAGCATCTCCCGATAAACTTTCTTCTTGTAATTCTCATTGTATTTCCCCGCCTCTTCCCAGGTCACCAGGTAATGATTCTTCCTGCCACTGCGCTCATAAGCATCCTTGCGCTTATTGGCCTGAATCTCATCCCAGAAGACGTTCTTGTTACGGGTAGAAGTGCCCGTGAAGATCATGGTGGCAAGTGTGGCCGCGCCCATGGGGGCAATAGACTTGTTGATCACGAAGTCATCTGCGCCCTGGCACTCGTCTACTAAGATGACGTGGTAGGTACGGCCTTT